AATCTTCAACTGTTTTTATTTTTTTCTTAATCCACGAAGTAGGTTCTTTGTCTGAATCTTCAACTGTTTTTATTTTTTTCTGAATCCAATTAGAAGCAGGTTCTTCTTCTATAATTGTTTTTTTCTTAATCCATTCTGTAAGATCGTTTTCTCCATCTATCATTAAATCTTCTATTCCTGTTGAATTAGATTTTTTAGTAATCCATGAAGTACCACTCTCAAAACCTATTCTGCCACCGTTAGCTTTCATCGTTGTATTATCCATAGGATAATTGTCTATAGGTCTTTTATATTTTCCATAAATATCAGGATTAGATTCTCTTAATTTAAATAAAAAGTCTTCTAGTACACCTGTTTTCCCATCAGATCTAAAAGTATAAGCTGTTTCAGGTTTGTCTAATTTTTTACCACCTATTTCCTCTAATATTAGTGAATCAACTCCAGAGTAACCTCTTAAGATTAATTCTTCAAACATCTCTGGAGTAGATCTCCCAGATTGAATAATACTTACAATTTGTTTTGTAGTCATATTTTCTGGATTATTACGGCTCTCAGAAATAGTCATATCTTCTTTTAAAATTTCGTCTAAGTTAGTACCTTCATTAAACCCTATTCTGCCGCCATCTTTTTTGTTAAGGCCCATAATAGCAATTTGTTTTAATATAGCTGCATCATCAGGATATGATCCTGGATTGTTTAAAATTCTATACAATTGAGGCATTGTGTAGGTTCTGTCTGATCCTTGATTACCAGCTAGTCTTCTAAACAAAAAAGATTTTTCTGCAGAACTAAATGTAATACCTGCCATTAAATCGTTTTCAGGTACTTCTTCTTTTTCTATTTCAATATCAATGGTTTCAATACCTTCTCTATTATCTTTATCAGTACCAAATGCTTCTAATACTCTTCCTGTTATTTGAAATATCTCGGCATCAATATCAGAAGTGTCCTCACCTTTTTCTTTTAATGCTCTTTTTATTTCTAATAGTTGAGTAACTCTAGGATCACTACCTCCTGCATACTTAATTCTTCCACCATCTTTTAAACCAAAACTTTCATAAGGTAGTGCTTCTTTATATTTAGACATGTAAGAAGCTTTTTCTGCATTGTATAAATCTTCATTAAATTCTTCGTCCGTGAGCCCTGCTTCATCAGCTAAAGCTTTTGCTTCCAAGTAACTTGGAACGGCCACAAGTGCTGCAAGAATTGCAGTTTTGTCTAATGTAGTTCCTGTTACTTCTCCTGCTGCATTTGTAATAGGATTAGTAAATATTGCTTTAAGTGCTTTACCACCTAGATCCATAGTAGCCTTACCTATATCGGCCATGTTACCAGATTTCAATGTTTCAAAGAAACTTTGTTCTACAACTTTTTTATTAACAAGAGATCCTGTGTTAGATATATTACCGCTTACTGCTTTATTTATTAAATCACTGCTTGTTGTGCCACCCATATAATCTGGGTTTCCTAAAAGAGCATCATTAACATTAACTGCTGAATCCGTTGCCATTTGAATTGGAGAGGAATCTACTCCTGTTACTGTTTTAAGTTCTGGTGAACCACCAAACATTTTGTATTGACCTAGTTTAAGTCCTGTTTCTGTACCAATAGGGGAACTAAATAAACTTCCTACGCCCCCATCAAAACCAGAAAAAGGATTTATACCTTCTTGAAATCCAGCGCCACCCAGATACCTAGCAGCTTGACCACCGCCATATGTCATTAATCCAGATTTTAAACCTTTACTTATACTTCCGTGTTGATCAAAACCACCAATACCAGCCATTCCTGCAGCAAGTAATGGATTAAATGGAGCTACAAACGGAGCTGCAACTGTAGCTACTTTTGAAATTTCATTAGGTATAATTTTTCTGACAAATTTTTTAAGACTACTTCCTAGTCCAAATTTTTCTCTTGGGGCAACTGTCATAATTCCACCCCCTGCATATAATTGTCTGTTCATTTGCGCTCGTGTTATTGGCATATTTGTTATGTAATTAAAATATAGGCAGGTATGTTATCCTGGATCATATAATTTATACTACTTTTTCTCCTATTACAAGTTAGTTGATGTTCCTAAAGGAGGAAGTTTAACATTTATTTTTACGCTTCGTTGGATATGATGTGACTGAGTTTCCGTATTAGGGTCATTAATATCGGCTTCAGCTTCAGCATCAGATCCATATTCTTTGCCTGTTAGCTTATGTTTTAAGGTAATTACTACCTCGGGTCTAATAAATGGTACTTTTTTACCATTTACTTCCTCATGTATTATTTTCATTTCTTGTTCTATAAACGACATTATTTATCCTCTCTGTTGATTTCTAGTATAGATGCAATAACATCTACATTACCACTAGTTGCTTGTACCTTTAATATTTCACTTTCTTGCATAATTAAAGGTTCACTTAAAACTTGTTCCTTTTGATTAGCACTCAAATTAATATCATTGTCTATTACAAATGCTGTACCTGCTGCATTAGTTAATGTTGTTTTAACAACTGCTGCACCACCATTATCTTCTACAACTAATAAAGATTTTACAATAGCTCTTGAGTTTGATGGTACTGTATACAAAGTTGTATTGTCAGTATTAGTTAAACTTACTTTATCATTTTTATATATATTAGCCATTAACCTAATCCAAACCAAGTAAATCGTTCTTGGTCCTCCTTCATGTCTTTTAAAAACGTAGAGTTTAATTGTTCTATAACAGAAGTTAAAGCTCTATTAATCTGTCTTTGATTATCTTCAGTGTATTCTTTTTTAGGTTCTGGTAATCTAACTACTAATTTTGTCATTAGGCTTTATTTATTTTTCTTAAAGTTTTAGCAAAACGAGCTCGTTGACCCAATTTACCTTTTGCTTTAGCTGCTTTATTTAATTTACTTAAAGGAATCTTTTCACCTTTTTTAATTCCAAGCGATTTTCTTAACGCACCTGGTTTCTTAATTGCTTTTTCAATGTTTAGTCTTTTTGTCATTATCTTCTCCCGTCTGGTTGAACGTCAACTTGGAAAGGCCCAAATCTCCAAGACTCTCCTGCGCCGGCGTTTTCTACTTTTATACTTGCATATCTTCCTCTAGCTCGTGTGTCCTTTTTAGTAGTATTTGCATCCACTGTAAAGGGACTTAATGTACTAACTGTCTTAGTTTGAGAAGGAAAATTTTTAACAGAAATGGTTATTTTAGCATTTCCGGTTAAAGCTTTAAAATTAGGAACAAATCTTCGCATTGCTAAAAATACCTCGGGTTCTTCTTGTTGTAAAGCAAAGTCATAAGACTCAATAAATGAAGTTAATGTTGTAGTTGTACCATCGGCATTAATTTGATCGGTCCCTGTTTCATGTTGAAATAACGTAGATGAACCCAGTCCTGTTTCTCCAATAACCGCAGGAAAACTTCCTGAATTAGAACTTTTATAAGCTGTTGCATAAGGTTTAGGATATACTAATGAATCTAACCATGTTGTTCTAATTGCATTTGTATTAACTCCCGTATACCAATTACCCATAGGTAATTTACCAGACTCTCCGTAATTAAATACTACATATCTATTATTAAAACTTGATCCTGATGTAGGATAATACCAAACAACTTCTGTAAATAGATTGTTAATTCCAGCACAAACTTGTTGACCTTTAGTAGTATCAAAGTCATCGTAAACATAATCTTCTACAGCACAAGGCAATGAATTAACCGTACCATCGAATGCAAAAAAACCATTGTTGGACATCCAATAAGCGACACCATCAATCTCACAACATGCATTTTGTCCAATTAAACCACAGTTAGTTCCTACTTGTTCAAAACCAAATGTAAAAGGAGAACCTACAAATTTCATGGTATACAAAGCATTGTCTGTCCAAATTAAAATATTTTCTTTACCTTTAATGGCTCCCATAATTTTAGTTCCATCTTGCAAACGTTGAGAACCAGCAGTATTAACTGCAGTTGCTTTATATTCATTTAAACCTTCTTGATCTGAGAATCTAATAAACATGTCGTCTTGACTACTGTCATCACCAATTGTAGTTTCAGTGCCACAATGGATAACGTGTCTAGTAGTAGGTGAAATTAAAGTTATTCTAGATGCTGTAGGATTTCCTAAATTAGTTCCAGCTACTAAAGCTGTTACAAAATTAGGAGTAGTTGTTGAAGCACGTGTTGTGAATGCTGTACTTGATCCAATAGATGTATCCCATGTAAATGTTTTTCCATTTAAAACTGTAGCAATTAAAACCTGTCCATAATTACTAAAGGACCATAATCCAGGTTCCAAAGTAACCGACGAAGCTGCCGCTGCAATTCCCCATCCTGTTTGAGATCCTGAACTTACCGTACCGCCATATTGAGGTATTCCCCATCCATATCCATATGTTTGTTCAACAGGTCCTATTCTTTGATACGGCATTACAGTCATACTACCGCCAGTGCTTACTACTGCACTTGCTTGATTAGAAGAGTTAATTGTAAAAGTAGTTGTAGAAGGAGTAGATAAAACTTGAAAAAGTTTATCTTCAAACTGAGCATTGGTTAAGCCTGTTCCAGCAGGAAGAGTTACACTATCTAGATAAATAATATCACCTATCTCTAGGCCATGTGGAGTTGTCGTAGTTATCGTACATGTCTTAGCTGTCGTACTATCGGTTGCTAAAGTAGAAGATGTAAAAGTAATTTGAGCACCATTGTCATCACTTCTCCAAGGAGTTATGTCATAAATTTGACCTTCAAAATAAATAAGTAAGAATTTATCTGTTCCAATAGCCGTGTATCTATTTCCTTCTAAATCTACAAAAGCAAATAACTTTCTTGCTGCACCTACTATAGTTTCAGTTAATAGTGAAGACCATCCACCTACTTTTTCAGGTGTACCATATCTAAATCTAGCGTTATCGGAATCAACCCAACGTGCTTGAGCACCTACGTTAGTATCTTGTTTATCGACACCAGGGAAAATCTTAATGGTAGTAAGAGCCATTATTTAGCTCCTATACGTTTGTTGATTTTAGTAGCCAACCTTTTGTCCCATCTGTATAGATAAAAGTTAGACATTGATTGTTAGTTGACATTGTAAAATCAGAAGCAACACCTTGAATGGGTTGTCCATTTCTTGCTACTGTTACATTGTTAGACGCAAAACCTCCAGTTGCAGAAACATCCATAATTGTCACTTCGTCGCCTGTTGAAGGACTCGCAGGTAATGTAATTGCCACAGTGTTACTAGTTGTAGATACTAATACTTGATCTCCATTTACTGCTGTGTAAGCAGTTGTAGTAGCAGAATTAATATTAATATATCCTTTTTTAATGATACCACCTAAAGAGGTATTAGTGCCATCTGAATAGAATATACATGTAGATTTTGCAGGTAAAGGAACGGGACTTCCACTGCTAGCTGTCAATACATTGATTGTAAATTCACTTGTAGTTCTGTCTGTTGTGTCCTCAATAATAAAAACTCTCGCCCCTGCTGCAGCCATAGTTACGGTGCTATTAGCGGTTAAAGTTCCTGTAAGTTTAATATATAAATTTTTACCATCAGAAGTTGATCCGTCTGAAATAGGTAATGAAGTATCATATGGACTAGTTGTAACCATAGCTTTACTTAGAACACCGCTCGTAGATTGAGCTAAAATGTTTAAGTTAGTATTTGTAATTGTTCCCCATTGACCAGCTTTTTCGCCGGTTGTCATTATTTCTAGTTTTAAATCTGATGAATATGTTGATGCCATAATTAATAAGGTACTATAGGTGTCCAAACTTCTGTAGCGTTTGGATCTATATTACTCCATGTTATTGCACTACCGACCCCTGTTTTAACTAAAATTGGTGAGCCTGTAGGCGTTACGTTTGATGTTCCTGTTACTGTAACCGATCCTGTCTTAATTTTCAAGGAGTTTAACGTTGCTACAATATCAGCGTCTCCTGAAACAATAACAGTCCCTGATCCGACAGCAAGAGGACTACCATTAACTGTTAAATTAGCTACTCCTGTAATAATTGGAGTCCCTGTCTTTAAAGCAAGAGGATCAGCATTAGCTATTTGATATATAGAATTAGCAGTTATATCGACGTTGCCAACTTTACATAATATTGGAACTCCGCTAACTGAAACTACTACACCGTTATCTGCTCCTGTAGTAGAAAAAGGAGTTGCTGAGTAGGAATCAAAACCTAAAAGCATGTCCTACCTCGCCATCGCGGGCGTGTCGTTTGTGCCTACCAGGGTCTGCCCCCAAGCCATGTAAATATATGTATCACCATTACCATTTTTATTATTACTGGCTTCTCTCCATTTAAAACCATTAGATAATAAATCTATATATTGATAAGTTTGACCATCATTATCTCCCCCATTAGTATTTGGAGACATTTCATCATTATCAACATTATAACCACTTCTTTTATTATCAAATATAACCCAGTTTGCAGCACCATTAGTTCTTTTAGCAATAACTAAAGAAGGTTTAAAACCTGTATAAACAAATGTTCCGTTTGTTTCTCCATTACCAGTATATTGACCGAAGCGACTATAGCCATCAATTTCTGCCCACGCATACATAACATAAGTACCAGTATTAACACCAGTATCATTTCCTAAAGTTACAACTGAACTTGTTGGAGAAGTA